CTAAGTTTCGAAGTGCGCAAGGATTCCGTCTCGAATCAAGTCAATGTCTGTATCGATGAAGCCTAATAACTCTCGCTGTTCATACTTCACCTCTGGAGCCCCGCGCTTGGCCCGATCCCTCAACCCGTATTGATGTACACGCGCAATACGGGCGACCCTCCCTGTAAATCCGACGCTGATCGCATTACCGTCCCCCTGAACCTTCAAGAAGCTCGCTGTGCGCAGTTTCTTGAACATCTGCACTTGGCGCTGGATGCGTCCCTGTTTGCCCCGCAGGTTCCGCTGTTTGCGCGGTGCGTACTTGCTCCCGTCCGGGTTGCGCTGGGCAATGATCCGCTGTTGCTGGCTACGGCGCAGGGCCTGGCCGATGCTTCGGGCGAGCTGATTGCGTGCGGCGGGCTGCAACTGCCCCAGCAGGCCCGCGGCCCAGTCCTCCAGTGCTTCAAGATCAGCCATTGGGCACTATCCATTCAGGGCCACTCTCGGGCCATGTGGGGTTGTGCTGGGGTTCGCCTGGGTGGCTGATAGTGGTGTTGCCCGCATCATCAGTACGAACGACCACGCGCTCGGTGAGGGGAAGGGTCAAGCTCATATCGACCTTGCTCTTGTCGATGAGGTCAGCCTCGAACTTGATGCCGTCGGCGGACTTGTCGAGGTTTTCCAGCAGTTCGGACTGGTTCACGCGGAGCCACTCCAGCAGCGGCACCATGACGTTATCCGGGTGGCCGGCGAAGTCGGTCAGGATCACTTGCAGGTCGTAGCTGTACTCGAATGAAAGGCTGCTGGCCGCGGTGCAGCGGACCTTGCCGTTATCGATGAAGATCAGCAGCCGGTCGGGGTTGTGGCGCAGTTCCGGGACCTGTTCCAGCAGGAAGGCCCGCAGGCTGTCGGGTTTGTTCATGGTTTGGCCTGCTGGTAGCGGTAGATCATGTCGACCTGGCCCGCGCACTCGGCCCAGGCGGCCTCGCTACGGTCCTGGTCGGTGATCAGATCGCCGTTATTGTTGGGGCTGGTCGCCGGCAGGCTGCAGGGCACCACGGCCGGACAGCCACTGACGATAAGCGTCGGCGCCGGTGAGGGCGGGGCGCTCGCGCAGCCGGCGAGCAACATCAGGCAAAGGCTGGTCAGCCCAAGCGCGCAGATCAGCGTTTTCACGTTTCAGCCCCTCGATGGTGAGTTGTCGTTTAACGAGCCCCTGGCGTAGCAGGTCCTGTTCCGTGCGCAGGAGGGCCTGGGCCTCGCGTTCGCCGGAAAGAGCAGCCTCCAGGGCGTTGGCTTTGCCCTCGCTGCGTCCGGCCGCGGCCAGCGCGTCCTGGGTGTTTTTCTCTGCCAGGGCTCGGTTCTTGTCGGCGACTTCAATGCGTTGTTGCTGGCCCCAGAGCAGCAGCCCCAACACGCTGACCAAGGCCAGGCCCAGCAGGATCTGGCGGATGGTGCTCATTTGAGGAACTCCCCCAGGAACCAAGCCCGGTATTGCTCGGTGGAGTAACAGGAACGGACCTCTTTGAACCAGTCTTCGGCGGACCATACGAAGGGCCAGAAGTGTCGCTGAAGGTGTCGGCCATTGAGATGTAGTAACAGCATCAGCAAGTCGTTTGCGGGTGTGTCGACGCCCAACTCTCGCGTTCGTTTCGCGGTAGTTGCGTAATAGGCGCCGTTGCGGACCCTGGTGGACGTGAGCCAGTCAAATTCGTCGTAGATCCAGACGGCTTGATCTTGGTCGACTTCGTCGGGAGGGTTTTCACCGTCCGAAAGAACGACAACTCCTGGCAGAAGCCCGCGTACATGCTTTGCAAGTGGCGTGACGAAAATCACCGTCTTGCCCTGGGCGGTGAGCTCGTTCGCGAACTTCACCAGGCGAGTGGTTTTCCCTGTCTGGCGACCTGAGATTTCAAGGTAGGCGATCTTGACGGTCATGCTCGGTACCAGCCCAGTTTGTTCATGGCGCCGACGTCCAGGTGTTCGAGGGGGCCGCGAATCACAATTGCACGACAACCCGGATCGACAAATTGCAGCGCCTCGGCCAGCAGCTCCATCTCTGCTGGCTCGGTGCTTTCCGGCACGACCAGGACGTCACCGTCCTCTACCTTGAGCTTGTGCACCGCTTCGAGATCGATCATGCCGGTACCTCCTGACCGCAGCTGCAGGCGCTGTGCCGCTCGTAGGCGCGCTGGAGCTTGGTGTCGTACAGGTTGCGTTGGTAGTTCGGCCCGTTGTACTGCCTGGCGAAGTCCGCCCACTTGCGGGCCTTCAGCGCCTTGTGGAGGGCGGGATCGGTCTCGATGAAGCGGACAAAGGCGTCGAACTGGCGGGACTCGCTCGTGCTCATGGCCGTCACGAAATCCTGCACGCTGGCATAGCCGAGGCGCTGCCAGTGAAAGCCCATGATCTGGAAGGCGCCCCAGGAAGCGGATTCGAGGGCTGCGGTGTCATCGATGAGGCGGGCGGTGGCCAGGCGCTGATGCTCAGCAGGGCCGCCGGCATAGCCTCCGGGGTTCGGGTTGATGATGGCCGGGTACTGCGACGCGAGCTCGTCGGTGTGGCGCTTGAGTTCTGCCGGGTCGTCGCCTGGGTGGCGTGGCGTCTTCAACTGGTGGTACATGATGTGCCGCTCGAACAGGATCGCCGGCTTGCCGTTGGCGAAGAAGCCTTTGCCGTTCGATTCGACCTCATTGACCGCGTAGACACTGGCGAGTGGCAGATCCAGGCGCTGGGCGGCGCTGACCAGGTCGGCGTTCTTCAGCAACAGAGCGCAATCGCCACCGGCCAGGCTGGTTTGGGTTTTCTCGCCGGCGATACCGTCCACCACCAGGCCGGCTTGGCGCTGGTAGGCGCGCACGGCCTTTTCGGTGGCGTCGCCGTAGTCACCGTCCACTGCAACAGTAACGCCGTGGCTGTTGAGGTTCTTCTGCAGGATTCGAACCGCCTGCGAGCGATCTCCGTGCCGGAGTGTGTTCATAGTTGCTCTACCTTGCGGTTGAAAAACTTGCGGGCCGCGGCGCGGGTGCCCTCGACGCCGAGCAATCCGATCACGCCGCCGAAAAACGGGGCAGTCGATGCTGGGATGCCGAGCAGCGCCAGACCGTGGCTGGCAGCCAGGGCCAGCGCCCCGCAGAGGGGCGCCTCGATCAGCACCCGGCGCAGGGTGCCCCCGCCGTACATGATCCGTAGGGCCGCGATGATTAGCGCGAGGAAGCCGGCGTACAGGGTCGGCCAGTGCTGTTCGAGCCAGGCGGCGAGCCAGGCCCAGGTGTCGGGACGGTCAGGCATTCGCTTCATTCCAGGGTCCAGGGTGGTAGGTCTCAAGGAGGCGGCTCAAGTGGATCAGTCCCATAGGTTCACCATCTGCCGCTGTGGGGCTGTGGTCTGGGCTTCGGGCATTTGAACGGCGAGGCCTTGCGGCAGGGTGGGGCCGTGATCCGCCAGCCCGGGGTTGGCTTCGAGCACCGCCTCGGTTACGCCGGCGGTGCGGCCGTAGTGACGCCAGCAGAGGGCGTCGACGGTGTCGTTTTGCAGGGCGCGAAGGGTGACAGCCATCAGATCAGCTCCACGGTGGTGCGCTTGGTACCCAGGAAATCGCGGATGGCCCAGCGCTGGTCGCGGTGGTAGTCGTCGATGTTCGGGGCCAGTTCTTCGGCCTTGCGGTTGCCGGTGTTGGTGCTGTCGTAGGAGCGGTAGCGCTCACAGACCTCAGCGCCAACGCCGGCCTCGATCGCTCGGCGGTACAGGTGGACCTGGGCGGATTCATCCTTGACCAGGGTGCTGGGGACGTCTTTCAGTTCGGCATAGCCTGCAGCTTGCTGGGCTATGCGCCAGTCATCGAGCTCCCGGTTGACGCTGATGGCGGCGTTGATCACCGCTGTTTCCAGGCGGGCCGGGGTGACGCTGCTGTCGATGCGCAAGGTGGCGCGCAGCTGGTCAAGGTCGATCGAGGGCCAGAATGGGTCGGTGTTGATGTGGCCGCTTGGCGTGCTGCCGCCGGCTACGAATCCGCTCATGGTGCTGCGCTCAATAAGTCGCCGGTGGTCGGGGCTTCACGTTCAGGCGGAGCGGTCTGGCCGATCCGCCCCGAGCCGGCGGGGTGCGTGGGGACGCTCGGTTAACTGCGTGCCTTTAAGGGGCTGGCGCAGTGTGTTTCTTGAGGAGGCGCTCGACGCGCTCCAGATCCTTTTTGCCGCCGCAGTTGCTGTGCAGCTCGATGGCGCGGGCCAGATGTGTCTTGGCCTGCTCCAGGGGCTGCAGGGCAGTGTCTGCGGGGGCGTCATCAGCGACCTGAGCAGAAAGCGCCTTGCCGATGGCCAGGTGCAGCTTGGCCCGGGCCTGGTCTGGCATGTCTTCCTTGGTGGTGATCTGCTCGGTACGCAGCAGCAATTCCAGGTCAAAGCTGCCGCCGGCCTTCTGGGCCTTCAACGCGGCTTCGGCGATCTCTTCGGCGACGATGGTGCCGGTGGTGCGCTCGAAGCGATCAGGCATCAGCAGTTGGTGCTCGATCACGTAGGCGGCGATGTCCAGGGCACCCTTGAAGTCGCCGGCGTCCATGCGCCAGACCATCAGGGTGGTCAGCACCTGGTCCTGAGCGCCTTTGCCCTCAGCGAGCATGCCTTCGACGTAGGGCTCGTACTCCGGCAGCAATTGCCGCTTGAGCTCTGCCTTGCCCTCGGTGGACTGCACCTGTTTCAGCCGCAGGTAGTCCTGTTGGAGTTTGGCGAGGTGCAGCTCGTAGATGGTGGCGCCTTCCATGGTCAGGGCTGGCCCGGCGACAGCAGCCGCTGCAACGGCTGCTGTTACGCGCTGGAAGTGACGGCGGCAGGGGTTGGTCATGATCGCCGGCCTCAGCTCAGGGTGATGTTTTCGGCCATGGCAGCGCAGCCCAGGTCTTCGATCACATAGCTTTCATTGACCGATTCGAAGTTCTCGATGCGGTCGCGTTTGGCGTTGTCGACGACGGTGCGGCGGCGGGTGCCTTCCTGCCAGTACAGCGACAGGTTGTCGAGGCGGGTCACCAACAAGCCGTTGGCCGGGAAGTGCGGCACCCGAACGGCTGGCAGGTTGCCAATGCGCTTTTGGCTGGTGACGATGTCGGCCGCGAGCATCTCGGTCGGCGCCTGGGTTTTGTTGATGATCGGGAAGTACTTGTCGGCCAGTAGCTGGCGACCGCAGACCACCACCAGTTCGGTGTCTTCCTGGTACCAGGGCTCAATGAACTCGTTGACCATGCTGACGACCAGGGCGTCGATGTTTTCGAAATCCTTGCCCGCGCCGATCTGGATCTTGCCGCTGCCGTCGACCACTTCTTGCAACACGCGAGCGGCGTTTTCCAGACGCATCTTCTGCAACCAGCCAATGTTTACGTCCTGCAACAGCGGGTTGGTGGATGGGTTGGAGGTCGCGGCGCGGCTGGTGCCGTTCCAGCCGATCATGATCCGGTTGAGGGCCTGGGCCTTGATGATGGCGTCACGAATACGCGCCTGAAAGTCCTTGAACTTGGCCCACTGGTCGAGCTTCTGGTAGCGAATCCCGGTGTCGAAGTTGGTCTGGGTGCAGGTGTACCCGCGATTGTCCAGGCCGCTCGGGTCGCGGGGCTCGCGGTCCTTGACGGTGGTGTCGGTGGTGCTGGCAATGGTCCCGTCGATGCCGATGCCGATCTTCTCGCCCGACTGTTCGGAGACGCCGTAAACGTTGATGGCGCTGAGGAACGCGCTGGACTCCTGAATGCGGGTTTCCAGGGTCTGGGCAACGCTGGGGGCGGCCGTGAATTTGGTGGTGACGTCGCTCACGCCGTGCAGTTGCGCGAGTTGTTGCAGGTAGGCGTTGAAGAGGACGCGGGTATCGTTACGCATGGTGTTCTCCGATGTTCCTTGGCTTGGTGTTGTCCGTGTTGGGATCAGCAGTCGGTGACTAGAGCCCCGTCACCACCCGTAGCCGCGGGGCGAGCGGTGAACTGCGTTTGCTGGCTGGTACCGGCCGGCGTCTTTTCGAGCTTTTCCACCAGCGCCGAAAAGTCGGCAGCCAGCTTCTCGTGCTTGACCAGCAGGCTTTCGCGGGCAGCTTTCTCAGCGGCGAAGGCCTGGCCCTGGCCGGCGACGTGCTCAGCCATGGCCTCGACGGCCTCGCCAAGCTCGGTGAATAGAGCGGCGTCCTTGCCTTCCTTGTCCTTGCTCTTACCGAGCAGGTCGAGCACGCGGCTGAACAGGCCAGCGACCTTGCCGCTTTCGTCCTCGACTTCCTCGAATTCGAATCGCGCCTCGATAGCTTCCGAGAACAGGTTTTCCTTGTCCTGCTTACGTCCTGCGAGGGTGCCGTGTTGTGCGCTGAACTGGAGCGCTTCAGTACCCAGGCTGGCCGGGCTGTCCGTTACCGCCAGGCCCACCAGGTAGGCTTTGCCGGTGTCAGCAAATTTCGGATTGACCTCGACGGAGGTGTAAATCTTCTGGCCGCGCTTGTTGAGGTCGATCAGGGTGGCGGTCGGCTCGATCTGGGCGAACAGCGCCAGTTTCTTCTTGCCGTCGATGTCGACCTCTTCAGCCTTGCAGGACAGCACATCGCCATAGGCGCCAAAGGTGGAGTCAGGACCCAGGCCGCGGATGTGTTCGCAGTTGATCCGGGCGCCGTAGGTGTTCGGGCTGTACTGGGCGGCCATTTCCGTGATCCAGGCACGCTCGATGTTCCGGCCATCGGTGGTGGCGCCTTCCACGGCGATGCGGAACCACTTGGAGCGGAATTTCTTGGCGGCGGTGGTGCTCATGACGGGCTGTCCTCGATGCGGTGGCGATGGTGCTTTGTGCGTTGAGGGCATGTTGTTGAGCGCGGGCGAGACGGGCAACGAGGCGCTGTTGTAGATCCGCAGCGTACAAGGGGCGGCGCGGGAAGTGTTCGCGCGCGGGCGGCAGCATCTGCGCCATGAATGCCATCGTCGACTTGCCCACCGATCACCGCCGCCACGCCAAACACCTGTATTGGCAGGGCTATCGCGTGTGCGAGATCGCCGAGCTGATCGGGGAGAAAGAAAAGACCCTGCACAGCTGGAAGGCCCGGGACGAATGGGACCGGGCCACGCCGCTGGAGCGCATCGAAGCGGCCACCGAAGCGCGCCTGGTGCAACTGATCCTCAAGGACCCCAAGTCAGGGGCGGACTACAAGGAAATCGACCTGCTGCACCGCCAGCTGGAGCGCCAGGCGCGCATTCGGCGCTTCACGGAAGGCGGTACCGAAACCGAGCTGAACCCGAACCTGGCCAAGCGTAACGAGGGGCCGAAGAAGGCACCCAAGCGCAACGAGTTCGATGAAGAACACATCGAAAAGCTGACCGAGGCGTTCATCGATGGCTGCTTCGGCTATCAGCTGGACTGGTACAAGGCGGGCAACCAGCGTACCCGCGCCATCCTCAAGTCCCGGCAGATCGGCGCGACGTTCTACTTCGCCCGTGAGGCGCTGATCGATGCGCTGACTACCGGGCGCAATCAGATCTTCCTGTCGGCCTCAAAGAATCAGGCGCACATCTTCAAGGCCTACATCCAGGCCTTTGCCCGTGAGACGGTCGGTATCGAGCTGACCGGTGATCCGATCATCTTGGGCAACGGCGCCGAGCTGCACTTCCTGGGGACCAACGCCCGGACCGCCCAGGGCTATCACGGCAACTTCTACTTCGACGAATTCTTCTGGACCTTCAAGTTCAAGGAACTCAACAAGGTCGCCAGCGGCATGGCGATGCAGAAGCAGTACCGCCGGACCTACTTCTCGACGCCATCGAGCATGGCACACGAGGCCTACACCTTCTGGACCGGCGAGCGCTTCAACAAGGGCAAACCGGCGGCGCAGCGGATCAAGCTCGATGTGTCCCACAATGCCCTGCAGCAGGGGCGGCTCTGCGAGGACCGGATCTGGCGCCAGATCGTCACCATCCTGGACGCGGAAGGGCGGGGCTGTGATCTGTTCGATCTGGACGAGCTGCGGCTTGAGTATGACGCCGAGGCCTTCCAGAACCTGCTGATGTGCCAGTTCATCGACGACGGGGCCAGCATCTTCCCGCTGGCGATGCTGCAGCCCTGCATGGTGGACAGTTGGGACCTCTGGGCAGAGGACTACAAGCCCTTCGCCGCGCGGCCGTTCGGCGATCGCCAGGTCTGGGTGGGCTATGACCCGGCGGAAAACGGCGACAGCGCGGGCATGGTGGTGATCGCGCCCCCCATGGTGCCCGGCGGCAAGTTCCGAATCCTGGAGCGGCACCAGTTCCGGGGCATGGACTTCGCGGCCCAGGCCGAAGCCATTCGACAGGTCACCCAGCGCTACTGGGTGACCTACATCGGGATCGACATCACCGGTATGGGCTCAGGCGTGGCGCAGCTGGTGAAGTCGTTCTTCCCGAACATCACCACCTTCAGCTACTCGCCCGAAGTCAAAACCCGCCTGGTACTGAAGGCCTACGACGTGATCAAGAACGGCCGCCTGGAGTTCGATGCCGGCTGGACGGATATGGCCCAGTCGCTGATGGCTATTCGAAAGACCGTCACCGCCTCCGGGCGCCAGTTCACCTACACGGCCGGTCGCACCGACGAAACCGGCCATGCCGACTTGGCGTGGGCGACCTTCCACGCCCTGCACAACGAACCCCTCGAAGGGCAGACCACGGCGAACACCGGATTTATGGAGTCCTACTGATGAGCAGACGCACGCGCGGAAAAAACCTGGTACCGGCCAACAATTCGGCGGCAGTGGAGGGAGAACTCCTGCAGGCCCAGGCTGGCCCGGTAGAGGCCTTCACCTTTGGGGACCCGACGCCGGTGCTGGATGGCCGCGAGATCCTCGACTACCTACAGTGCTGGCTCAATGGTCGCTGGTACGAAACGCCGATGTCCATGGATGGCCTGGCCAAGACCACCCGGGCCAGCGTGTATCTGCAATCGGGGCTGAACTTCAAGCGCAACATGCTGGCCCGCACCTTCATCCCTCACAAGCTGCTCAGCCGCCAGGCCTTCGAGCAGTTCGCCCTGGACTGGCTCTGGTGCGGCAACTGCTACCTGGAGAAGCGCAACAACATGCTGCACAACACCCTGGGCCTGGTCCCGCCTCTGGCGAAGTACATGCGCCGCGGTGCTGATCTGGTGACCTACTACCAGGTGCGGGGCTGGAAGGATGAGCACGAGTTCGCCCCGGGCTCCATCTGCCACCTGCGTGAGGCCGATATCAACCAGGAGATCTACGGGTTACCGGAATGGCTGGCGGCGCTGCAGAGCGCACTGCTGAACGAGAGCGCGACCCTGTTCCGGCGCAAGTACTACAACAACGGCAGTCACGCCGGCTTCATCCTCTACATGACCGACGCGGCGCAGAAGGAAGAGGACATTGATTCGCTGCGTACCGCGCTGAAGAACTCGAAGGGCCCGGGCAACTTCCGCAACCTGTTCGTCTACGCACCCGCGGGGAAGAAGGACGGCATCCAGCTGATCCCGGTCAGTGAGGTCGCGGCCAAGGACGAATTCAGCTCAATCAAGAACATCAGCCGCGACGACTTGCTCGCGGCTTTGCGCATCCCCCCACAGTTGATGGGCATCGTGCCGCAGAACGCGGGTGGTTTCGGGTCGTTGCGAGAGGCTGCCCAGGTCTGGACGGAGAACGAGCTTGAGCCGCTGCAGGCGCGGCTGGCTCAGGTCAACGAGTGGCTGGGTGAAGAGGTAGTACGCTTTGCACCAATCGAACCAGACTGAAGCCCTCATGAAAACAAATAAGCCGCCCGAGAAGGCGGCTTGCATCATTATCATCAACGATTGGTGAAGGTTATCAGGCTTTGACTAAGCGGAGATTTGGCTTTCGCTTCGGGACGGAAACAGGCGAAGCCCCATAGTCTCCACTTATGGCAACAGGCGCCATGCTGAAGAGGATTGGTATCAAGTCATCCACAGACACATCCAGCTCTTTTGCGATTCCAGTGAGGGAGCGCCCAGTATCCCTAGCAAGGCCGAGAACCTTCTGAAGCACCTGAGAGGTTTCCCTTTGAGATGGTTCAGGCTCCTGAGTCCGAGCTCCCATAGTGGACAGCTCAATACACATGCTTCTGTAGACCCATTCTGACAGCACGCCAGTTTTGTGAAGGCGATAGGCCAAGGCCATAGCTGAAACGTTCCAGATCTTCTTTGCGCGGATAACGTCCTTAACCGAATTAATACTCCAGCCGTGGGCCAGGATGCTCTGATAAGGCATCAGGAAGGCGGACGCGAAAGCGTTGGCTTCGCTCTCAACCTCTTTCCCTTTGTTGCTGCCATGTCGGTGCAACACCAAATGGCCAAGCTCATGGGCTGCATCAAACCGGCTTGCTTCCGCAGATTTTTGTGTATTCAGAAAAACGAAAGGTGTTGTTCCCTTCCGCCAACATGAAAAGGCATTGACCTGATTGGTTTCTTCAGCGAGTGAGAAGACTCTGACTCCTTTTAGCTCAAGCAAATGAACCAAATTTTTTATGGGGAGCTGCCCAAGCCCCCATTCTACGCGCACTGCTTCTGCAGCAGCTTCTGGATCCATCCCCGAGCAGTCTGGAACCAACGGGGCAGGCAGATGGTACTTTGAATCGATCCAGTCACTGAGCATGTACGCGATGCCTCCCGCTGCAAGAGCTGCATCACGCTGACCAGCGGTCATTCGTGAAAATGATCTGAAGCTCGCGTTCTCCTCGGTAGGGGCTTCCGGATCACGACCAGAAAAAAACGGAATCGGAAAACCCAAAGCTTGCGCGATGCAGGCCAAGCTTTCCTCAGTTGGCAGTTGGTCTCCGCTCTCGTAGAGAGAAATCGTCTTACTGCTGAGCAATGTTGCATCCGCAAGCGATTTCTTCGTCCATCCTCGGCGTTGACGAGCTAGTACTAAACGGGCCGGATTGAAATCGCTTATGTCGTTCATGTTCTCGGTGTTACAGGAATATCGATAGATGGACCTGCATCTGATCCACCGAAATCATCGGGGGCGTTCAGGTTCAGGGGCGGCATAATAAAGCGCGGCAGCCATCCGTCAACCTTACCGTTGTCGGCCATGTTGATCGGCCTCGAAAGCTCGTAGTGGACGACTTGGTTTTCCAGGTCAACGTAGAACAGGAGCATCCAGAAAATCTGCTCTGCCGAGGAGTCCAAAGGGAGTCGCTGCCTGTCGCTTCGGTCCACAGGGAACATGTCCATCTGACGAACGTTGTAGTGGACGCTCCTGCTGGTCCTATTGCCCCGCTTGTTGCGTGTCAGGGGGTCAGCATACGGATTGCCAGTGTTCTCGTCGCCACAGCACACAGTCACGGCATGCTTGTTGTCAGGAGAGACAATGCGAGGTTGGTTACTCGGATCTGTTGGTTTCCATCCTTTCGGAAGGGTCAGGGCGCGAAGGGCCTCTGTTCCATAGATCCAAGCCAGAGTTCCACCTGAACCCTTTGGCTGAAGCGGACCTGCGTTAGAGGTCACACGGTAAAATTGAAGGGCTACGGTACGTAGGTCTTCAGCAGTAATGCCCAGTAGGCGTTCTACTGCCTGTTCGGGCGGTAAGCTTTCAATCTGGTTCAGAAAATCATTAGCCATTAGTGAAACTCTTCTTGTCGGGTTCCGCTTTTTATACATCAATTGATGTTGAAAAAAAAGAACTGCTTAAGAAGTCTTGGGAGTGACGTACGCCCTTGGGGAGCGGACAAGGAGCATCCCGGTACGCTCAACCGTTGTCATTCCGGCAATGGTTGTGGTGGGTTGCTCAGTCAGCGGCCTGCTCTACAGTGAAAATCCAGCATCTGATACTTTGTGCCTTGCCTTCTTCGTTGCGGGCATGCGCTGAGTGGCTGCATTTGTTGGCTTCGACAAAGCGCGGATGTTGGCTAAGGCGTAAGGCGTGCCGCAACTCGGATAGGTGGGGCATTGTGCAGCGTTGTGCCTGGGCTGCTCGAGCCACTTCATTCAAGTTGATAGCAAGCTTCCCTGGTGCCACGGCGTGGTTGAGCTTGTGACCCTCCGGTTGCGCGCTGAGGTGGTAAAACAGATCCCAGAACTCTGTGACTAGATCCGGAACATCCGGTTCAGCCCTGCCTATTGCGTCAAGTGCCGGTGTCGACAGCCCCAGCTGGCGAGATGTTTGATCCAGCTGCTCATGGAGTGCGGCACGCAACGTGTTATTACGTGTTCTGTTCAACTCTTTGAGTAGCGTGATGCGGTGACGGGAGAGTGCAATCTGCTGATTGACGTTCGGCGCCCCAGCTCGCTCGGCACTACCTTTGCTCCAGTAACTCCACAATGCGTCGTCGCATTCTTCCTGGTAGCGGATGATCTTATCGCGCAGCTCGGTGGGCACTTTATTAGGGCTGATTGAGTAGAGCCAGGCTGGGAGTTTGCGGAGGGGGAGGCAAACCATGTCGTATTGCTTACCATCACCACCAGTTGTGGTCATTTCAACCATAACTGAGTTGAATTTTTCACTGAGCTTCCGGTATTGGGTTTTCCAGTCCATCCCTATATTGGTAACGATCGGTTTCATTGCTACCAGCGGCTCATTGTCTTGGCCGACAAGGACAACGGTGTCCTCATAGAACGGGACGGGCATCACGTGCTGGGCTGTTTGCATGGGGATACTCCCTGCCTATAACGAGGATGCCCGATAGTAGCGGCGCCCATCTGCGGTTCACAACGCCTCCTCGCTCTGCATTAACCACCAACCCCTACCTTCCTAGCCGCACGGGCAGCTGTGGGGGTAGGGGCAAGCGCACTATTTAGGTGCGGCCGAAGGCCGATTCGGATCGTTCAGCCCCGGCGCGCGCCGTCGTCCCCCCACCTCGCCTGCGGGCTAAATGGGTCGCTTTTTCTGCAACCCTGCAACCTATTCAGAACAGCGCCGGTCTGGGCGCTCTGGCACGTCCCTGGGGCGGTAAAAGCCTGCGGAACCCTGCGAAGGTAGGTACGTTTTCAGCGTCTGCTGATAGGGGTATAGCCTGCCGAATCTGAGAGGAGCCTCGGGAAACGGGTTAGTTTTTTTCTGAGGCCACTGAGAAGGGGTGAAAGGCCCGGTTTTACTGGGCTTCAGACCTAACTTTATTGGGTTAGTTTAGGTTAGGTCCAAGGTTAGGAGTTTTTAACTTGTTGAATTTAAAGGGATTTATGAATCATAGAATTAACATCTCAAAAGGTTAGAAAATAACCCAGAACTTACCAAAAACTAACTTATGCTCATTTGCTGAAAGCCGCATATCACAAGGCTTTCAAGGCAGTGTGAAAAAAACTAACCTTCCTAACCTCTTCCCCTTGGGTCAACATGAAAATTCTGATGTACCCAGGGCGGGGTATCTACCGTAGCCGTCTGCAGGATTGCGCACTCCTTGTACCTCTCACCTTTGCGCACGCACTCGCACTGCGTCAGTCGCTATCGCTTGTGGTGATTGTCTGGATTGGAGCGACAGGCATTTGCGAGTAGCACTACAGTACGAGTGGGTTTAATGGCCAGGCGAGAGCAATTTATGGCGGGGGGATGGTACAGAAGTGGTACGAGGGTTTTAGAGGTGCGCTGAAGGGGTTGTAATACGTGGCCTCTAGAATTAACTGTTCCAATCCAGCATGAGGGCGACGGAGACGCGTCGGGAGAGGGCTTGTGGTGGAGCTATGACTGAGGTCATTGGGATCTGGGATGGAGACTGCGAAGGGTGACAGTTTATCAGGAATGGTTAAGAGACGGGATGGGTGTTGATCTGCGACGCGAGAGCCTGTGCTAAGTGAAGCTGTTATCCTCGGGGCGTTGGGGTTTTATCGTGGTCTGACCCTGATGTATTTGTCCTAAAAGGGTGTGCCGATTTTTAGTGCGTACTTCATTGCGTTTGTCAGCAAGGAGTCGTCAAGTTGTTCGGTGTGCTCACTCAGAGTTGCAGCGCAAACTTTAGAGAAGGAAGAATACTTGTCGTCAGCATTCTTTAAAGATTGTAATGAAATATGATTGCCATCAAATTCAGCGATAAAGAATCTATTGATCTTTGAGCCGTTTGCCAAAAGCATATCAAAAAGGATTTTGCCCTTAATCTTGCTTTTGCACAGTTGCTTCTCGATATTTTGTATTTCATCAAAAGGACTCTGTGGGCTAGTCGCGAAAATGACCGCCCTCAAGTCAGGAGATGGAGTGTTAGTCAAGGTGCATAGATAGTTTTTCATGGCTGCTCGCGAAGTAGGGCTCGTGAAGATGCTTCCACCAGATCGAACACATGCGTGACGACACTCCTCGCCTCATTTGCATCCAAGCGCCGTGTTGTCTGAGTGTCAACGCTGTCCATATGGAAAAGCCGATGTCGTTGGTCTGACCAGTAAAGATAGCATTGGTTCAGAACTTCTGCTTTTACAGCTCCGGCATGGTTGGCCTGGTCACGACGCATTTTCCCGTCATCAAAATATTCTCCAAAGCCCAATTTAGGCTGTACTTTATAACCGGCAGCTCTCAGGACATCCTTTAGAAAGCCTTCCAGGCCTCGTAATGCAGGAAAAGTTATATAGGAGTGATCTTCGATATCTAATTCGACTTTAGTAAGAGTCAGAGCTGCCGAGAGCTGGATTCTGACAGCTTCACTAATATATGAGCATGCTGCAGGAATTCTCTCTGCGAGTTCGTCCTTTACATCTGAAACCGTTAGGGCAACCGAGAAAATCTCTATTTGACTCCGTAGCACGTCATCTAAAGATAAAATGTTGCTCAAAAAGTCAGATAGCTTAGTTGAAAGATCTAAGCGCTTTCCTTGGAACTGAACTGTGTCGTTTCTATGTATTTTTATTGTGAGCGTGTCTTTCTGTGGCCCTCTCATGCGAAGTCGGCGGCCAGTTGCATCAACTACATCGTCTTCAATTAAAGCGCCTTCGTGTAAGAGATAATCAATTATCTCTTGAGCGCGATCAGCAAGATTTGATTTCGAATAATTGAACGGTGTGTCGTCACCCGCGCACTCACTGACTATTTTTTCGGCAAAAAAATTAAAGGTTTCTTTGCAGTAGCCAGTGCACTGTCCAATAGTGAAGGTTCCATTTCCCAGGATGAATAAACTGAATTTGTGGGGGATTTCTTTGTGTAAGTATTCATAGATGTGGGGGCTGTTTTTCGATGTGTCTATGCCGACAACTGATGCACCGTTACGCGCCAAGCAATCTGGTATCTGCTGTGATTGCAAAGCAATTTTCTGAAACGGGTTTTTAGCCAT